ACCTGTTCCTGCGGTTGCTGGTGCTGGTGCTGGTGCTGGTGCTGGTGCTGGTGCTGGTGCTCCGTAAGTAAGTTGTTGTCCTGGTCTAATTAAGTTAGGGTTACTCCCAATTACAGCTTTATTCTGTTCATAAAGAGTTCTCCAGTTTGGTATTCCCAACTTCTTTGCTATTTTAGAGAGGGAGTCTCCCCGCTGGACTATATATGTTGCCATTTGTTAGATGTATCAAATTATACATCCTCGTAGTGTCCCCTCGTATATATAATTATATCATATCTTAATTCCTAGTCGTTCACCCAGACTTGCCACTTAAAACCCACTTGTGTTCCTGCTGGACTTCCTTCTCCAACAGTTAGTGGCCCAGAGCCGAATATATCATCGTATACAATCTGAATCTTTAATTGAGTTGTTGTTATCTCGTAAGTATAATAAAGGAAAGGTGGATCAGCAAGAAAGTAAGGGAGCATAGCAAACTCCGTATTGTATAGAATTGCATCGGGGGATAACACCTTCATAAATACAAAAGCGTTTGGAATGTATCCATAATTATGTGTTATTACTTTTATATCAGTTGTCCCAGCCGAGATTGAGTTTGGCAAGGTTACAGCCTCATACCCTTCAAGCTTTTCTTCTATTTTAGGATAATCAAATCCACTATGAATGGCACATTGTTCTGGGGTTGCAGTATCTACATCATATCCTGGTAGGGAAACCTTAAACATTTTATCATTTTCTACTGATATTTTAGCCATTTGTGGTTAAAGTGTCCTTAAATATAATATACGCCCAGTCTGCAATAGAAGCTCCATAATCATACACCGTGAGTTGTGTATTGGTTGCACTAACCCATGTACTTCCAGACTGAGTAAGAGCTTGATACCTAGTACCACTTTTTGCAAATATTAAGTACATAGGCTGGTACCCAAGGTTATGTGTAACCACGAGCGCAGAGGAATTTACATATCCCGATTGGTGAATCATAAGTTGCCTCACATCACTTCTTATAGCAAAATCTCTTTTGTTGGTAGAGGATATACTTTTTCCAGGGAGAGAGATAAAAATACCATAATCACCATCTACAACCTTGGTAGCGTCTGTGGTATTGTAATTTCCTGAGAGGTAGTTAGTTAGTAAGTTTCTTCTAAATATTTTCCATTTTAAGTTTATGGCAGAACTAACATAGCCACTAAAATACAATTTACTTGTATCACAACTTGTCCACCCAGGGAAAAAGGGTCCACCACTTGTTCTTTGCACATAAAATACTGGGTTATATCCTAGATTGTGGGTGTAAATATCAACGCTAACATTCCCAGAACCACCACCAGGCGGATTGATTGTTAAATCGCCCTCTGCCTCAATGGGTAATAAGGGCCATTCACTAGAAAAGGCCAGTTGTTTGTCACTGGCAGTATTCACATCATAACCTATTCGGCTTACTTTAACCCCTGATGTTGCCATTAACTTAGCTTTCCAATTAAAACCCTATCATTAGTTCCATCATTAACTATAATTTGTCCATTAGGTCCAAATACCCACTTCCCTTGCACTCCACCCTCTCCAATTGATGTTACAGATAAACTTTGTTGTGTGCTTAATGTGCCAGAAGTAACCTCTAAAGGCTTAGTTAAGTAAGCTCCTAATTGTTGCCTTACTTCTTCTGCTGTCATTGTTAGTGCCATTAATGTTCCTCCTTTTCCTCTACATCATAGATTAGATTAATTCCGTATATATTAAACCCAGCTTCGCTTGACGAGTGCGAGAGTTTTAATTCTATAAACTTGCCTGATGCCTTGCTAGGTATAATAAGTCTTTGTACTTTAATATCATCAGTTCCTGACAAGGACACATTACTTGTTGTACCTTCTATGTTTGACCAATTTCCTGTACCTCCTACTCTGTATTGTGTTGTTAGGTATTCATTCTTGTTAGTTGGCTTAAAGACTATCTGTACCTCGTAAGCATGTTTAATATCATCTACATTCTCTGCTGCTCCAAACAGTTTAGGAGTTTGATACACACTCCCCTGAGCCGAACCATTCAAAGCATACCCTAAATCTACTTGCCATACCTCTTGCCCGTCTACATTGGTAGCATAGGTCTCGTAAACACCCCCAGCCTTGTTTCTTGTCCAATACTTAAATGGTCTGTCTATTAAAACATCCCACGAGTTAATTAGTATGTCGTATCGTAGTATCACATTTGAGTAATTAGTTCCGTTCAATGTAACATCTCCAATACACAAACAATACCTACCTCTAGGGTCAAGTCCTGCTGTTACCTCGTTAGCGTCTACAATGGCAGTAATCCAATCTTGTACTGGTCTGCTAATTAAAGTTGCCTCAGTACCACCTGCATACATATATACCCCACCCCTGTTATACCATAGCATTCTTGATTCACTTACTTGTATAGTTTGCTTGTTAGTTGTACCACCATTAGTATTTAAAACCGTTAGAGAATACTCGTCCCATGCTGCGACCTTGTCTTCTGTAAACACGAACAAAGCCCCACTATACTCTTTAAGACCTACTATTGCCTCTCCCATATCGTCAAAGTAGTTATTTGCAGGGAAACTGTCTTTACTTACTTCACTAAACATAACTCTTGACGGGTATGTGTTAGAACCTGTTTTAACATTTCCTAAGTATAATCTTCCTTTGTAAACTTCTAAATGTTTAGCATAGACGTTGGCAAGAGAAGACATGTTTGTTCCTGTTGTATACTTTACTTCTCCTTCAATACCCTGAGTAACATAGAGCCTTTCTACAAATGTTTCTGCTCCTGTACCTACTCCTGTTCCTGTATTAATAAAGGACACTCCCCACTCAACAGGACTTGTACCACTACCAAAGCCACTTCCAATAGATTCAAAGTTAGTACCTTTGTACTTGTACATGTCTGAACCATATACTTGATACAACTCATCATTTCCATTCTCTCTATTCCAAGCATATACCCCTCTATTAGAGCCACTACCTGTACCTGTGCCTATCTGAGCATAGCCAAGTGATTTTGCTAAAATACCAGGCTTACTTATGTCTACATTGTACAAAAAAGGAGACTCATTTACTCGCAAAAGCAAAGGAGAAGTAAACGATTGATGTCCACCACTAAAATCAAGATATTTCTGTACGACTCTTTTACTTCTAGCCATATTATTGATACTAAACTAAAGTCCTCTTAATATATAATTATACCATTACAAAGAACTTAGCCTTTATTGGTTCTAACAAACAAGACATCCCTATTATCTGCTATCTTTGCATAACTTAACCACCTCTCTTTATTGACCGTATCCATGTGATTACCTATAAACTCTAGGACTTCTTTAAAGTTGGCGTTGTATTTAAGAGCCTGCCATGCACTATCGCAAGCCTCTTCCCATTTTTCTAAACCTGCCAAACACTTTGCTCTCAGAAGCCACGCATCGTTTTTCTCTGGTAACCACTTGGCTAGTTTAAGATATATGTCTAACTCCTTAATAGCCTTTTCCCATTGCTCTCTGTAAAAATACTCCCTTGCTAAGTAATATCTCTCTCTTGTTAGTTTGGGGTCTGTTTTAAGAGACTTTTTAAGTATCCTTAAAGTCCTATCAGGGTCGTTTTTATGGGCTGGTGAGTATCCGTACTTGATTGTAATAGGAGTGTCCTCTTGTCCTGTCTTGCTTAAACTCTCGTGTATATCCCCTCTCCAAAATATGTCCTTAGAGTTTTTAAATAGTCTTGGAAACTTATGCTCGTTTCCCTTTCCGTCTGTAATAATAACATTAAGTAATTCCTTATCTGTCTTACTAAGAATATCTTTAATAGTATTCATAGGGGTTAAAAGTTCCTCGTCAGCATCTATGGTTAAGATCCACTCTCCCGTAGCTTTGGAATTAGAGAAGTTTCTAGCCTTGCAAAACGAATCTATCCAGGGAAAGTCATAAATCTTGTCTGTATACTTACTGGCGATCTCTTTAGTCTTGTCCGTACTTCCTGTGTCTGTGATAATTATCTCGTCTACCCCTTTAAGAGTGTCTAAGCACTTACTTAAAAGTTCTTCCTCATTTTTAACAATTAGAACTGCTGATAACATAGTTAATTATACCATCTCAACTTATTCTAAAGGGAGGTAGGGGATACTTAGCACCTATTACTGGAGTAGTGGAAAGAAGCACATGGTCCTCTGCTCTAATATAGTTTGTGTATAGTGTTTTTCCAGAAACAGTTAATGCTCTCCACGCAGTTTGTGAGGTAGAATCGGGTGTGTATCCATACAAGTAACCCAATCGCCCTGATGGAACAGACCAGTTTACATTATGGCTACCAAACCACCCTGTGCTATCGGGAAGTATTAGAGAAGTTAAACTACTACAATAACTAGCGTAGGAATACATAAAATAATTCCCTACACTAGTAAGCCTTGAAGTGTCTGGTACTGACAAACTTGTCAACTTACTACAACCATAAGCGTAGTAAGACATAAAATAAGTACCTACACTTGTAATACCTGAAGTGTCTGGTACTGATAAACTAGTTAAATTAGTACAACCAAAAGCATAGAAATACATAAAACCATTTCCTACGCTAGCGAGTCCTGAGGTGTCTGGTACTGATAAACTTGTCAAACTACTACAACCATAAGCGTAGTAAGACATAAAAGAATCTCCTACACTAGTAAGCCTTGAAGTGTCTGGTACTGACAAACTTGTCAACTTACTACAATCATAAGCGTAGGAATACATAAAAACATCCCCTACACTTGTTAACCCTGAAGTGTCTGGAACTGACAGACTTGTTAAATTAGTACAACCTTTAGCATAGGAATACATAAAAAAATCTCCTACACTTGTTAGTCCCGAGGTGTTTGGTGCTGATAAACTTGTTAAATTACTACAATTATTGGCGTAGGAACGCATAAAATTATCCCCTAGTGTACTTATAAGGGTTGCAGTAGTGTCCCACGCAACGGTAACACTTGCTTTTATGTTCGGAAGTATAGCAGTACTACTAGAAGACATCCCAGACAAAGGAGTTCTGAATTGATAGGTGTTCCCAGCAGTTAGAGTGCAGTTGGTAGACAACCAAGACCCAGAAGTACCTTCCCTCCAAGTTGTTGATTTAACCATTGTCTTTACGACTTGGGAAGCATCACTTGCTACTGTAATTGTCGCTATTATTGCATCGTATGCTTGAGCCATTAGTGTCTAAGATATACCCAAATTAAAAAACACATAATTTTCCACCTGAATAAAAACAATAAGAGAAGGGTTGTTAGAACTCCTACTATAAATGATATTGTGTGTCCTCTTGTTATTCTCATTGTACTAAAGGGTTAAGTTAAAGGTATGCACAGGTTGCTCGGATAATAGTTGGTTGGTCAGCTCCTCTCGTATTGATACTGTCGTATGATCCTACTCCTGCTCGCAGGTTCAGGTAATAGGTTGTTTTTGAGGAAAGGGTTACAACTTTACTCGTTGAAACAGGGTTTAACACAAATTGATACTGACCAGTATTCAAAGATACTTGAACTAGCTGGGTAAATTCGGGGTCAGATTCAGAGGAGCTACCAGTAGAAAGGGTAGTATATCCTTTGTAAGTAGTAAGGTTTCCATCTTGATATAGACATAGTGAATATCCTAAATTCCAGCTACCTATAGGAACACTTAAACTCAAAGAACCGATATTATACCAAACATTAGCAGATGGACTTGCCTGTGTCCTGTTTGTAGTATCTTCTAATTCCTCCGTCCACTTAGTAGGACTCATAGGAAAGCCTACTGGAGTTCTCATCATTGAGTAAGCATTAGCACTAATTGCTGAACTTGCTAAATCGTAATCCGTTCCACCATAAACTGTAATTGTTGTCTTACCACCTGAGTAAGTTGATACTGCTGTTATGATAAAGTATTTTACTGTACCTTGTGTTAGTTTTATCTTCATGCCTACACTATACTTTGTTGTTACATCTGCTGCTACCGTAAATGTATATGTAGGGTCGTCAGCACTCGCATAAGTCCATGTTTCTCCTGCTGGTATCCAACCTGTAAGTAAACCATTTAATTCTGAAGCTTTAACTGTTACTACCACATTCTCATTTAACTTGGGACTTGTTAGCGTTTTATTAGTAAGTGTTTGAGTATCTGTTGTTCCTACTACATTCCCTGTAACTCCATGTACTCCACTAGAAGGATTGTCAACTTCACTTCCATGAGCCAAATTACTGACCGTATTACTATCTCCGTCTATTGTCTTATTAGTTAATGTTTGAGTATCGGTTGTTCCTACAAAAGCACCAGTCGGGTTCGTCTTTGCCGCCAAAATACTCCCATTCCCAGTTATTACACCAGTTAAGTTTGTTGTTGTTGCTGTTGTTACTGAATTAGGGCCTGTTGGTCCTGTGGCACCTGTGGCTCCTGTACTTCCTGTTGGTCCCGTAGGTCCCTCTGCCCCTGTTGGTCCAGTAGCACCTGTAGCTCCTGCTGGTCCTGTTGGACCTTGAGAACCAGTAGGGCCTTGAGGACCTGTCGGCCCTGTACTACCAGTAGAACCAGTCGGGCCTAGTGGCCCAGTCGCTCCTGTAGGACCCGTAGCTCCTTGAGCACCCGTCGGACCAGTAGGTCCTTGCTCTACAAAGAGTTCCCATTTTCCTGCACTTAAATCTGTCGCCCAAGTTCCTGAAGTGTGTGCCTCTACACAAACATATCCTGAACCATCTTTTTCTACTGTGTCATATAAGGAGTAAGGAGTACCCGTTACCCAAGCACCATTCCATTCATAAGTCGTTCCCGTGGCACCCGTTGGCCCCGTAGGACCAGTAGCACCATCAGCACCTGTAGGACCTGTTGGTCCTGTAACACCCTGAGGTCCTGGTGCTCCTGCTAAATTAACATCCCAATCTGCATAAGTACCTGTTCCTGTAACCGTACCTACAAGATAAGTTAAGGTTGTTCCTGTATAAGAGACTACTGTCGCTTCTATGTAATTACTTGAATCATACGCAATAATAATTGACTGTGCTACTGTATAAGCTAATCCACTATCAACTGTTACCGAGTTTTCTCCCATGACTGTACCCAGATTAATACTCGTTGTTGAAGTTGTTGCATATATGTCCCCTGCTAAACCTGTTGAACCTGTCGGACCTGTAGGGCCAGTGGGGCCTGTAGAACCCTTAGAACCAGTAGGACCCGTAGGTCCAGTTGGCCCTGCTACGGTACTATCAGCACCAGTAGGTCCAGTAGCACCTGTAGGTCCAGTAGCACCTTTAACTCCAGTTGGCCCAGTAATTCCTTGAATACCCTGAGAGCCTGTTGGTCCTGTAGGTCCTGTAGGCCCAGCGACTGTACTGTCTGCTCCTGTGGGTCCTGTAGGGCCTGTAGCACCTTTACTACCCGTTGGTCCTGTCGCACCCGTTGAACCTGTACTTCCAGTAGGTCCTGTTGCTCCTGTACTACCAGTCGCACCAGTTGCTCCTGTACTCCCAGTAGGTCCTGTAGGTCCTGCAACCGTAGAATCAGCACCAGTAGGTCCTTGTGGTCCAGTCGGCCCTGTTGCTCCCGTTGAGCCAGTAGATCCAGTGCTTCCCGTTGGACCAGTCGGTCCTATAAATTGATTAACTACCGCCTTTTTAGTTGTTCCATAAACAGAAGCAGAAGTATCGCTAACATCAACAACAGCCATCCAGTCATTATCTTTGTCTACCGTTGCTAGTGTTGTTAATTCTGTAAATGTTTTGTTACCTGCCATTTTGTATATTGTCTAAATTAAGCAATTTTTATTAAGCTATTCTTCTATATCGGTAAACTACTATATATGGTTGCAAGTTATTATGAGCTTCCCCTCCACCTGTTGGATCAGTTGTTCTTGATGTTTTCGCTGAAGTTCCTTTTGCACCTACCCAGTCAGCACCAGTATTATTAGTAGGACTGTCTGGTCTACTGTGTGTATGTGATGGCATTTCTGCAACTGATAATGTATGAGTTTTTTCTCCACCAGTTTCCCCTATCGTATCAAACTCTGTATCTGAACTTTTTGCTACTAATACTCTACCTGCTCCATAAACTTCCCAAGTTCCCCCGAAGTGATTACCCATTTTAGTAGTGGTATCTAAATCACTTGAGGTTGTTTCGTATATAGTTCCAATTGGATAGAACCAATCCAAAAGACCTGATAATGTATTGTCACCTACATCTATCGTCTTATTAGTTAATGTTTGAGTTTCCGTTGTTCCTACAATAGTATCAGGCAATACCCTGTCTCCTAATAACTTCCTAACAGTAGCCTTTTTAGTTGTTCCTGTACTATCTTGCGTTGTATCACTTGTATCAACAACAGGTATGTAATCAGTTGTTTCTGTTATCTCTGTTGCTGTTGTTAAATCAAGTATTTTTATGTCTGCCATTTCTACACATCATTTATTTTAGTATATGTTGTTTCTATGTCTGCTGTATCAGTCCATATTTCTAAATCCTCTCCGTGACTGTATACAAGATAATCCAAATTTCCCTCCGACATCAGATTTTCTCTGTATCCCTCTGTAACAAGCCTTATCAGTCCACCAAAAGCCCCCCAAAGTGTATCCTTGTCACTTACATCAACAAATCCACTC